CTGGAATTATCACAGCATAGGGTCTTGATGATCTAATTCTTATTGTTGCTAAATTATATAAAGTATTAGATGAACTTAAATTAACTCCATTTAAAGAAGCTGTACCAATCATTTGTTGTACACCTTCCGGTTGATAACCACCTTCAGAAATACATGAAGAACATATTTGCTGTAATGTATAAGTTCCAGATGCTATTGTTCCAGCTCTTTCAATCTCATAACGAATTGGAAGATTGGCTGTTTGCATATAAACAGTTGTTAAACTATTAGCATTATAAAAAGTATGTGCTGTAATTAATTGACCATTAATAACAAATCCAACTCTAACCGATCCAACACCTAACCACTCAATATCTATAAATAATATATTTGAAGTTGCTGCATTTAATGTGAATCCACTTGCTCCAGTTCCATTTAAAGTATCTCCATTCCAAGATGATTGTGATATTTCAGTATCAACTGCTGCACCGGATGTATAAGTTCGTCTTACTATTTTAAGTGTTGTTCCATCTGCTGTAAAAAATATTCCATTGTTAGCATCAAATAATCCAACCTTTTGTTTCAAATTTGCAGTCAAAGTATTCATTACAAATGTATTAAATATAAGTAATGATTTACCTGGTTGATAAGACATAACTCTTTTAGATTGTCTTATTGTTTTAGAGGATGCTGCTTCTGTTACATTTAAATTAACTGTAGATTTATTAGCTGTATAAGTAACACTTCCACCATTTGCAGTAGATTCATCAAATAAATTATTCTTTGACATAATACTTTTACTGTCAAAGATAGTTAAAGGTTCAGAAACCCTTAATCTTCCGAATGCATCAACGTTATTACCACCGATTGTAATTAACTGACCATTACCAACATTTATATTTTCACAACTCATTAGCAGCCAAACCTCATGTTAAACCAAGTAAATCTTTGTAACTCTTGTTTTAAATCTTCTTGAAAAGAAAAGTTTAATTGATCTTTTAAAGTTTCTAAAGCTTGTAAAACTTGTCTTTGATTCTCAGGAGAATATTGTTGAGCCGGTTCTGGTATATATGTTGTAATTTTTGCCATATTCTAACGACGACCGTCTGGTTGTATATCTACTCTAAATAATCCATATCTCCAGTTTTCATCTACAGATTCATTTTCAACTTTAATACTCATTAATCTATTTCTTGCTCTAGTATCTATCTTAGTTGTAGATGAATTTACAGTATAGGGTCCAAGCATTTGACTATCTTGTGTTTGAGATGGATAATCTCTTAATAATAATGTTACTTTAGCATTTCCATCAAGTATTTTAAAGTCTGGTATAAATCTATTTATCTTCATTAGATACTGACCATCTCCTTCAATATCTAAATCAAAGTCTCCAGATTCAATAAATGCAGGGATAGCTGTTTTAGTTCCTGATATATCTACATCATTTACACCTACTTCATGTTCATAGTAAATAGATGCACCATTAGCATTAGTTACACCATTAATAGTTGGAAACGTTGGTAGCATGGTATCATCATATTTAGTTGCATAAGGTTTATCAAAAACATCAGAATCTGCCCAAGAAGTTCTTGCAAGAGACATAGTTGTCCAAGTATTTTCTAAATAATTATAAACAACCGATCTATTATTTTGAATTGAATTTTCACTTGGATAAAACCAAAGAACTTCATTATATAAATTATTATGAGCACCATAAATAACATCAGAGTTACTATAATTAATTCCTAAATTATCTCCACCCGTTGTAAATACAAAGTCTTCAACAAGAGAGGGTAATTGTTTAACCGTTCCATCGTAGACAAAAAATCCACCACTAAAACCCATCCAGAAAACCGCACCTTGTGCATAAACAATTGAATTTTGACTAATGCAACCACAATTTGTTCCAACTTGTCTAACGGAGAATACAAATGGAGGGCCTACAAATTGAATAACATAAGCTGCAGCATTAGTTAGAACAAAGATATAATCTTTTCCTTGTATAGCGCCGACAATAAAATTACCCGTATCCAGTCTAAAGGTTCCCGCTGTATTTGTTGCAGTCGGATTATAAGTATTAAAGTCTTCTTGATTTGAAAATCTTATAAACATTGGATCTTGAGTTGAAGGAGAACCAATTGTAGTTTCTGTTCCAAGTAAAAATAAATGACGATCTCGATCGGATACAATACTCATTACAGAAGCCGTTGGTGCACCCGAGATAACAGTTGCTCTATTAAAAAGGGGTGCTACAACACCTGGGTTCCATGAGAATGTTTTACCATTTCTAATAGTTGCAACTAGTATTTGTCCAAAGTTATCAAATGACCATAATCCTGGTGATAAAGTAACTCCAACAGAAGCAGCCTGTCCCCAGCCAACAAAAGTTGAAGTATCAAAAACAGTTGCATTGTCTAAATGAGATACAGCCGTTGTTCCACTTGCTCCTCTACCACAACCTGTAAAATCTGTTGCAGTTTTACCTGTGTAAGTAATTAATTCTGAATCTATTAAAATAGTTCCAGCCGCAGGAAATCCCGTCGTTGAATCAACTACAATAGTTGTAACAGAATTATTAATAGCTCCATTTAATTGATTTTGTAAAGATCCTGGAGTAAGTCCTCCATAAACTCCTGCACCCCAACCAAATCCTGAAATTTGAAATGGTGGACCAATGATGATATAAGGAGTTGTAGTGATAGTAGATCCTCCTCCTGACATACCAGAACCTGTTTCTGCAACAGGCATAGTAACTGTAAAAGAATTTGAATTTGGAACTGAAATAACTTCAAAAGGATTTGTTGTAAAATTAGCATTACTAAAAGTTGTAACACCTCCTCCTGCTAGAGATGGCGAAGTAAATATAATATAATCTCCAACAGATAAATTATGATCTGTTTTAGTAACTGTTACTGTAACAGATCCTGTTGTTGAAGCTAAAGTACAACCTGTTAAAGCTGTACCTAATGGAGTAATATCATAAAAAGTATCTTCTGAATAAATTAATAAACATTTATTAGTGCCAATAGCTGAATAACGATTACCATCTAATGCAGTCCAAGTTAAAATTTCTCTTGCTGAACCTGCTAATCTTGAAGAAGTAGTTTGCTGCCAGCCACCAATTTTCTCAGGATAGCCATAGCGAAAGCGTACAAAATCTCCATCAATCCACTGACCTTCTGCAGCCGTTGATGTGTCTTGTTTATTAAATCCTGCTTTTAATGGTATCTTCTTTAGTGGCATATTTTACTTTTACCACCTTTCTTAAAAAATGCTAGGTGTTTTAGATTAAGCTAAATAAGCTTTACCTGCAGTAATTGCAGATTGTATTGCTGCTTTACTTGCTGGTGCAGTTCTTGAAACTGAATCAGAAGCATACCAATCTTTAGAAACTTGTATTTCTAAATGTTCAACATTTCTTTTAACAGTATCTTTTTTATCTTCTGGATCTTCGTTAATCATTTTTGTACCTGCAACGATACCATTGATTAAATCTACAGAATGACTAGCTGATTCAAACTCTTTATTTATTTCTTCTGCAGTGGGTTGATCTATATTTATCATAATTTTTCTCCTAGTTAGTTATATGTTATTTTATTCAATTGCACAAGCTACTTGTTTTGTCTGGTATTTACTTAGTTTATTTCTCATTTTATAAGCTTGAAATACAATTTCAGGATCTACCATAACATTTCTAGGGTCAGATTCAAGGAATTTATCCTCATTCCATTTATCTTTCATATGAAAATGTAAGTTTTTATTATGAGAATAACCAAACTGTGTCCATTTAGTTGGTCCCCAAATTACAACTCCAACAGTTCCGGTTGATGCTGAAAAATGATTTAAACAAGAGTCAATGCCTATAAAACTTTCCGCTCCTTTTAATAGTTCATGGATCACTGCAAAATGTTCATCACATTTAATGGTGTTTAAATAAAATTGTTCATTAGGTAAGGTGCAATCAATGATCGTTAAATCTTTATCATCTTCTTTTATTCTATTAATAAGCTGTTGCGCTAAAAATGCAGGATAAATTCTTCCAGGATTCATGTTGCCATAAGGATTAGAAGGTTTAAAATTAATAGGAGTCTGGCCGCCGGTAAATTGTATCAGTAAATATTTACCAGTTATTTTATTTTTATCTAACCATTCTTTTGCTTTAGTTTCTAAATGAGAAGTAAAAAGTTTAGGTCTTATTTTTGCATCAAATTTTACATTAAATAAATTACAATAACTTTCAATTAAATGTTCTCTTCCAAATTTAAAATTAGATTTATAGGGTTCACAATAAAAAAAATTATCCGATGCTTGTAATCTTGGATCTTCTAATGGAATGGTTGATGAATCGTATGCCATCTTAACATCGGGATTGCCACCAAATACATCTACATAAGGAGTATAAATTTGTATGGCTTGTCCGTCTTTTTCTTTTAGTTTTGGAATGAGTGCAGTAAATGCAGCACATTTTCCAACACCACCTTCAATGATATAAGTATTAAGTTCTTTCTTCATTGCTTATAAATAGCAAAATAATCAATTAAAGTAAAGTGTGTAACTAGTTAAAATTAAGACTTATTCTCTAATGCTTCTACTTTTGCTGTTAGTTCTTTAATTGCATTAACAAGAACTGGCACTAATGCTTCTCCTTGATATTTTAAGGAATCAGGATTTTCATTATCAATAATAACATTATTTTCTCCTTCTAGTGCAATAATATCTTGTGCTAAAAATCCATATCTTTTGTTACCATGTGGTGTTTCTTCATTTCTTGATTTTTTAAATTGAAATGAAACAGGATTTAGTTGTTTAACAAAACATAATCCATGAGGAATAGATGCAATATTCATTTTATCTCTACAGTCTGATGTAACAGTCCAAGCAACTTTTACATAAGCATTTGTAACTCCATTGTTTCCAACAGCTAATCTATTACTTAATGTTGTTATATCAATCATTACATCTGCACCAGAGTTTAAACCTACAGCAGTATTATTTTCTCCAGTTGTAGAATTCAAACCTGCTGAATGACCTAAATAAGTGTTGTAAAAACCTGTTGTTAAACTACAACCAGCTTTTACTCCTAATGTTGTGTTACAATAACCAGTAGTATTATTAAATGATGCAGTATGTCCAATCGCTGTATTACACCCACCTGTTGTATTACATATTAATGAATTAACACCGACTGCTGTATTTTGGCAACCTGTTGTATTTTCTAGTAAAGATTGAAGCCCAACTGCTGTGTTTTCTGCACCTGTTGTATTAGCAACAAGTGTACTTCCACCTATTGCTGTATTAAAATTAGCAGTTGTATTGGAACATAAAGCTGAAAAACCTACTGCTGTATTCCGAGCACCTGTGCTATTTAAAATTAAAGCATAAGTTCCAATCGCTGTATTACAAGCACCTGTGGTGTTACAAAGTAAAGAACTAGTACCAACTCCAACATTAAAACAACCAGTTGTATTGTTACAACCAGCTTGTGAACCTATTGATATATTTGCACAACCAGTTGTTGTTTTGCAAAGTGAATGATAACCGATTGCTATATTATTATTAACTGTTGTGTTAGAAGCAAGTGCTGAAGAACCAATTGCAACATTAAATTCACCAGTTGTGTTGGCTTTAAGTGAATCTCTACCAATGGCTACGTTAGCAGAACCAGATGTTAAAGCACATAAAGAAAGTATGCCTATTCCTATATTATCTGTACCTGTAACATTACCAGCACACATTGTTTCTGTTCCAATTGCTATATTTCTAACAGAAGCTGTTGATGCAGATAAAGTAAATGCACCAATAGACACACTATTACAACCTGTGCTGCTGCAGACTAATGCAGAAGATCCTAATACTGTGTTATTACTTCCTGTAGTATTACAAACTAATGAATTAAAACCAACTGCACTATTATTTGCACCAGTTGTATTACAAAGCATAGCATTTTTTCCAACTGCTGAATTTGAACAACCTGTTGTATTAGCAAATAATGATTGATGTCCAACTGCTGTATTATCACAAGATGTTGTATTACAAATCATAGCACTTTTTCCAACTGCTGTATTAAAAGAGCCAGTTGTATTTACAAGTAATGACTGATGTCCAATAGATATATTTGCAGCACCTGTTGTGTTAGCACCTAAAGCAGAAGTTCCATACGCTGAGTTTTGACAACCTGTTGTATTAGCAGTTAAAACAGATCCACCAACAGCAGTATTACCAGCACCAGTTAAACCTGCATCATCTAATGCAGCATTTCCAAGTGCTACGTTATTTGTTCCTACTGGATAATTGCCATCTAGTTTAATTGTGCCAACATCTACTAATAGATTTCCACCTATAGTAACATCTGAAAGAGGTCCCGTTAAAATATCTACAACATTAGTTCCATCTGCATAAACTAGTTTTATACCTTTGTCCGTCGTTGAAAATGTAGGTCCTGTTCCTGATGCCGTTTTAAATTGAACTGTAAATGCACCTACTGTGCCATTAAATATTGTATATGTTTTCTCAATTCCATCTGGAACTGTTACAATTTGATTTCCTGTAATAGTGCCTGTAAATTTTATAACTGCATTTCTAGCATTAGAAATTGTAGCATTGCTCATGGCAAGAGCTGTTGTTTGAGCTCCACCTGCAATGCTTACTTCTTGATATCCAGCGATTGCTTGTTGAATTAAATTTAAATTGGTATTAGTCTTTGTTCCCCAGGTACCGGCGTTTTCGCCTGTAACCATAAGCTCAAGTTTGAGGTCTGTAGAATATGATGATGCCATGTTAATTCCTTATTTTGACTACTTTAATTATCATTTTTTGTCAATTAGTACAACTCTATATTTATGCTGCAACATCAGTCCAAGTAATGCTTTGGCCAGTATTTACCCCTGTATAATTTATACTTTGTCCTGGATCCACTGGTGCCCAAGCTGTTACATATAATTGTCCAGTTGTTCCCGTTAAACTTTGACCTGTAACATTTACATTTATACTTATAGCAGCAGTGACTGAATTTAAAGTAGTTGTTAAATTTTGACCTGTTAAATCAACATTAGCCTCTGCTGAAATTGTAACTGAATTTAAAGTTAAAGTAGCTTGTTGACCAACTAATGCAACATCTGGACTTGGGTCAACTACACCTAAAACAGAAGTTAATTGTTCCCCTGTTAAAGAAACATTTATACTAATTGCAACTGTTTCATCACCTAATGCTGTTGTTAAATTTTCTCCTGTTACTTGAACATCAGTAATAATTATAGCAGTGACTGAATTTAAAGCGGTGGTTAAATTTTGACCTGTTAATAAAACATTTACATCGATAAATACATTTTCATCTCCTAATACAGAAGTTAAATTTTGCCCTGTTAAAGATAAATTACAATCTCCTGTTATACTCTCTTCACCTAATGCTGTTGTTAAATTTTCACCACTTAATAAAACATTTGCTGTTCCTAAAACTGTAACTGAATTTAGCGCTGTAGTTAAATTTTCTCCTGTTAATAAAACATTAGTATTAGCTAATATATTTACATTATTTAAAGATGTAATTAATGGATTTTCAAATACTGGAACAGAAATATTACCATCTGCAGAAATACCCACACTACTTTCAAGAGCATGAATTAATTCTTCACCGGTAACAAGAACTGTTACATTAGTAGTTACTGTTATAGTAACTGAATTTAAAGCTGTTGTTAAATTTTGACCTGTGACTTCAATTGGAATATTTTCATTCCAGGCGCCCTGTCCCCAGGTGCCCCTACCCCAACCGTCAACAATGTCAGACATGACTTAGACTCCTATTAAGAGATTCTGATAATAGCCGCTGTAGATGTAAAAGCTGGAAATTGAATTGTGAATGTTCCTGATGTTGCTGTTTTATCAGTTGTAAAATCTAATACTGCAACTGCTGCATTTGAAAAAGAAGTATTATAAATTAATGCTCCTCTTGCAGTTAAAGTTACACCTGTAAATGATAAATCAGCAAAATCTGTAAAAGCAACTGTTGATACAACTGATGTTCCAGAATTTACTAATGCTTTACCACCTGATGTATAAGTTCCAGTATTTCCAACTTGTCCACTTGTTGTAAATGAAGTTGTTGCTGCACCTAATGTTGCAGTTGATACATAAAGAGCTAATTTAAATTTATCTCCGCCGCCGCCTGCAGTTGAAAAATCTTGATCACCATCTAATAGTTGTTTTTTAAAACTATTTGGTAATGCTTGTGTAATTGCCATACTTGTTTCTCCTATTGTGGTTTTCGAACTATACGAGGTTCTCCATCTAGAAACTCATCAGTTCGTCTTCTTCCCATTTGTTCTAATGAGAATCCTTCGATAGCTTGTTTATACCTATTTTCATAGTATTGCAACATATCTGTTGGACCCTTCAAAAATCCATAAGCTTCAACTAAGCAAGCATATAATAAGCCATTGGGAAACTGTTGACTTAAATATGTATTTGCAGTAGTACTAGATAATCCAGTTGGTTTCAAGATATAATTTAATTGAATTGTATAAGCTTGATCTGGGGTTGGAGCTACAATTACCGTATCTTCATCCCAATTTGCATAATATTTAGGTATCCCTGTCGTATTACTTTGATTATATTCATTAATAAACGTCATATCTCTAATATCTAAAAAAGATATAGTTCCATCTGTATTAAATACCTGTGCAGATCTAATAACTAATAAATCATCTGGTGTATTAAAATACTTTTGAGTTACCACAACAGAAGCTGTTGCATATTTTCTATTA